CCCCAAGTGGACGAGACCTGCCAGTGGAATTGAGACTCCAGTCTCGACCGAGAGGTGGGACGTCTTGCGCCCGTTAGGGCCCTTGACGTTTCTCCTCCGGAAGACGTACTGCTTCTCACAAAACCATCCATTGGCAGGCTTAAGGTCGGCCTCCAGACGGGGGGTGACGAAGTGTTTGCCCGGAGAGAAGGAGTACCCCAAGTCACTCATAACGACAGCGTATATGTCGTGTAGCCTTTGCGGCCACACGGCGATATTGTCGTCGCCTTTGATGACGTAGGGGAACCTCTTCCATCCGAACGTACCTGTGTTGCATCTGCCCGCGATTTCCCCGGTTTCCTTTCGGAAATCGGTGATCGCGCGTTCGGACGCATACCGGTGTACCAGACACAGGATCGAGAAGGTGATGGGACTTCCCATCATTGCCCCTCGGTTCGTCACTGCCGTTCTGGAGGTCCCGTCGGAACTCCAGCCGTCTTGCCCTTCTGGGATGGTCTGCGGACGGAAGAACTTCCACTCAATCTGCTGAGGCCCGAGCATCTTTTGCCCGAGCTCTCTAGCTTCCTGAGAGAGGTTTAACCCGTCGCAGACTCCTTCCCAGACGGCAAGCCCGGCCTCCATGTACTGGAGGTCGGTTGCGGCCCGGAGGTCCGTCGAGACGACCCTAAGCTCGTCCTTGACTCGGTATTCGTGCTTGGAGAAGAGCTCTTGAAGGAAGGCGTCTTCCTCACCCCGTAAAACGGGGCCGAGGATTTCATCCGACCTCAAGAGGGCGAAGAGAATGTGCCGCAGACTGTGGGCAAGAGGGTTCAAATCCTCGTCTCCCTTCGTGATCGCTCGGGTCTTCAGACCCGGCGTCAGGAGTATGACAGCCTGCAGGAATGGCACGTATCCCTTCTCCAACTTCTCCTTGCAACGAACCCGAAGTCGGTCACGAAGGAGGGCGTCGGCCGCAAGAGTCTCGTGTTCGTGCTCCAACAGCCATTCGGGTGGTTCAATCTGTGATTGAGCCACCTGGCTGTTGTCGTTGAACACTGAGATCAAGTGGTCCGAGTGCCCCCCCTTCGACCTGGGGTGCCCCACAGAGGCTCCCGAGGATGCCGCGATCTCGTGAATTCCGAGAGCACACTTTCTGTGACGCCTGGCGAAGTCGCGTGCGAACCTTTTCAGGTCTGCACGACGATCTTCGGTGAGCGTTCCTCCAGAAGTGAGCGCATTGGAATGATCGAGCATTGCCGCATCCGAGGTTGCCTCCTCACAGGGCTTGGGCAGTCCTCGTCCGACGAAGGTTAACTGAGCCACAGCCTCACAGAGAGTGGTGCCACGTGTATTCGTCTTACTTCGAACCAACCCCTGGGCTAACGCCCAGAGGGGATTCAGAGTAGACGGTGCACGGCACCCATCCTCTGTCAGTGTCTGTCTCAGTTGTCCAATGAAGGACTTGAACTGCTTGAGCCCCGTGTCGGGGCCTCGGCGGCAAACAACGAGCACAAGCCATGACGCAAGGTGTTTGAGGCCGTGGTGGATCGGCTGATCGTCCGGAAGTGTGAATGTCGAGTGGCCTCTTACGAGGACCACTGCGGCAATCACTGCTTTCCAGGTTAAGATCAGAGAGTTCACCACATGACTCAGACGCTTAGTGCCGGAGGCCTGAGCCGAGAAATCGGTCCAGGCTCTCCGCGCACGACGCGTCATTCTTGTTACCCCGTTGTTTGAGGTGTTGGGGGGTAGTCGTGTTTCGTCACACAACATAGGACCCATGGGGTTCTTCTCCGGGACATCTGGCTTCCGGCCATCGAGTAAATCGATGGCCGATGCCAGATTCCTCCCGGGGATGAATCCCAGTGCGGTCCAAGGATCCGAATACGGACTCCAGAGAAGATGGGAGTTTGCACTCCCGTATTCTCGGGACACAGGTTTTCTGTGTCCGGAGTTCGCCTTACGAATTCTGTCGCGCTTCATGCGTGG